CAGACATGCTGTCGTTAATTGACATGAACCAGCGTGATTCCTCCATTTTGGAAAGGATCCGCAATCCACCCTACGCTAACCCGATAACGGTCGTAGGCAATTGGATAGCCGCAATCGAAAGCTTTATTAACTTGAACACTGAGAAAGGACACGCCATCGTGTATTCCCGACCACCACGCAATATGTGGAACTTGACCCAGCCATATTTGGATGTTGAATCAACCATATTTGGCTCATTACCTCCTGAAAATGTTTTGCCGTCCCGACCCGGGGCCTGGCACAAGATCTTTAGTAAGTGCAAACCTAGCGAGTGGAAGTATCCACGACCATGGGAGCGCACAGTCGAAGACCAACTTTTCGGGGACCTTCCAAGGGTCGTGCATCACGATTGGAAATCAAGAATACTCAGTTTTTTTATGAAAAGGCCCAAAACTGTCGCGGCGGCCGTAACCATCACAGCAACTTTAATGTTTGTGGTTGGTTACCGCCTGTGGCAAGTGTACTCTGTAGTGCACAACCCAACACGCCTTCATCCGAGTCCCGATGTGAAATTTTATAACATCGACTCGATGGATGCAACTAAGCCCTTCTTTGGGCTTAGACCTGACCTTCAATGGTTATGGAACAAGCGAATCAATGCTTATATCCGTTTCCTGCAGTTCCAAAATCGAATCACGTGCGATGCATTGTACTATTGCGGATTCATACCATCCGAAAGGAGGCTATGGTTCAACAAAGTGTCCAATGCTCGTCTGACCGATGAACAGTACGTTATTATCAGGACCCACCTGTTTGCCGACAACAACAAAGTCAACAACAGATCAATCTTGAGAAAAGTATTCCAGAACACCCCGTTCAACAAACAGCGAGTAACAACTAGCCACACCCATCCGGATGCAGCTGGCGAACGCAACTCGCAGATTGATTTCTTCAGCACCGTCGCACGCGATGCCGGTCTGAAGCTCTACATTGAACAGGCATCAGCAGCGGACCAGCGCAAAGGTTTGCGTGGCGCCAGACAATTTTACTGGCCCAAGGACTTCACCACGACTCCACAGGAGGACAAACCCCACGACGGCGATTTAGTCTGTTTCATAGACGTCGATTACCACGTGGACATGCCGAGATATTTGGCCAAATGCACCCACCCGGTCATCATTTACACCATCCAACCTACCGCGGTTGCTGGTACAATGCATGACACAGTGTTCACATTCGAGAACAACGAAATAGTGACATCGGTTGCAGGCGGAGCCAGTTTTAGGCATAAACTTTGGAATTACGGTGAGGACCACCTCATCTGCAAAACTTACGAATGTGATGAATTCATTTCAACCACTTTTCTTGTCGAGAGATTAACAATCTCCCCCCACCGGCAGATTGTGCTATTAGTCCCCATAGCACATTTCACGGGCCTCGCAGCCCAACTTTCTCACGAACTCGGAGGCAAACCTCTCAAGGCACTGGAACCACAGCCCGTCGGCCATCCAGCCAACTTGATCAGCTCCCTCACGCCTGAGGGACACTTTGTGTCCGTCGGACTACCCGGATCGTATCAGCAAGCCACCATCACCCAGGCTACTTATGGCGACCTTCGCGCAGCAGCTAACAACGTACAGCAAAAGCTCACAGCCGCGACGGTCGAATCATACCTGAGTCCTAAATCCGATCAGACCAAGGGCCAAGCCCAAATACTCACAGCACACCTCAGAGCCTATGTCCAACCTGAAGTCACGGTAAACGTAGTGAATGAATCCATCGTCCATTACGTCGCTAATCCTAAGGCTTATGACCATAGTGCGAATAAGAGGAAAGCTGTAGCATTATGGCAGAACATCGTCCCCAACAAAGCAACAGCACCGCTAGGCTCATTACAAAATGACAAGCGATGCGTAGCCTCCCGAGTTACAAACATTCAGCACAAGGCACCCCTGAAAATGACTCCTTTCTTACGTAGAGTTATCAACGAATTCGTTGACTTAATGGTACCTTATGAGGCTCAACGTTCGCTCGTTCCAGTGAGCGTCGAGGCTGTTTATCAAAAACAATCACGACCCACCCAACACCGAACTCTTGACCTCGCATCAACATTAGGGCCCTACGCCAAACAATTCGTCAAAGCCTTTCAGAAAAACGAAGTCAGCGGCAAACTATCTGACCCTCGTAACATTTCGACACTACCTGCCCGTACTAAATTGGATTATTCCCAGT